AATCTACTCAATTAAAAGTTAGTAGAAAATGGAACTCAATGATGATGGGTTTAAAACTGCAAGGTAAAAATGGTTTGTTTACTCCGCCAACTTACAGCCACATTTATAATCTATCAACCGTTCAGATGTCTAACGACAAAGGAACTTGGTTTGGTTGGGATGTAGAAAAGGTAGGACCAGTCGCAGATAAAGCTATCTATGATATGGCAAAATCTTTTGCATTAAGTGTGGGTAAAGGTGAGATAGAAGCTAAACCCGAATCTCAAGAGAAAACAAATCAATCTCTAAATTTATAAGATCCTAGGTGGTGGGCGTCGAAGCGAGAGTGGATACGCCCACTTTTAATTTATGAATGAAGAGGTAAATAAAAAACCAACAACGTATGAGGACTGGCTAGACCTTGGTCACGTAATAATACCCACTGATCAAAAAAAATCTAGAGTCAGTTGGAAGGCAGAAGATTTTAGTTTAACGAAAGAAGAATGGAAAAACAATCACTCAAAAGCACAGATAGCATTAAGATTAGATAAGCACATAGATTTAGATATAGACAACTTTGTTGTCAGAAGATTTATACCACATTATTTAAAAGACTGCGGAGCAAGTTACGGAAGAAAAAATAATCCTAACAGTCATTACCTTTGGACAGGCTCCTGTAAATTTATACAGTATACATTACCAGTTTGTTTTGAAAAAAACTTTGAAAAATTTCCTCATGGTGCAACTCTTTGTGAGTTAAGAAGTGGTAAAGAAAGATATACTGTTGTTCCTGAATCTCCATACAATGACAATGGAGAGCTGGTTAAATGGGATAACTATACTAACATACATGACTACACTGGCAATATAGCAGTTGATGTAGGTAAAATAGCTTTATCAACAGCCCTCACAATAATATATCCACCCTCTGGAGTTAGAGATGTTTACTGCACTGCAATTGCAGGAACATTAATAAAAAATACAGATTGGACTGACGATGAGATAGATCTTTTTGTCCATAGAATATCGATAGAAGCTAACGATAGTGAATGTGATAAAAGAAATCAAAAAGGCACAACAGGAAGAACAGCTAATAAAATATATGGAATTCCAAAATTAGCAGAAATTTTAAATGTAAGTAAAAAAGATGTAGGAGATTTATTTAAATGGATTGGCGTTTCTCAAAATGGGGAAGAAGTTAACGAACACATAGGTGATATTGTAGAATATGGAAGTGATAGGTATTTTGTAACCATATATGCAATCGAGGAAGATAAGAAAGTAGAAAAACCAGTGACAGTAAAAGGACCTGAACTTATGAAAAAAAATATATTTTATGATGAAGTAATGAAACAAGTGGCTGTGTTTTTACCATACATGAAAGAAGCAAAATTTATAGAAATGATGAAAGCAAAGTTTGAGGCCAGGACTAAAGCTCTTGATTATGATCCAGAGTCAAGTGAAGATGTAAGATTTATAGGATGGTTTGATTCTTTTATAGAAAAAAACAAAGCTTATTCAGATAAAAAAGAACTTGCAAACTTTGACCTACCTTATTTTAATTTAAAAAATGAAAGTTTAGAATTTAATTTAAATAAATTTGACCAATTTCTTCAAGATAAAAGAATTAATCTAGCAAGAGTAGATCTTGTATTAAAATGTAAACGCATATTAAAAGCTAAAAAATATAGAGGTAAACACGATGGTAAATCTTGCACATCTTATAGAATAGAAAATTATAAAATAAACAAAGATAATTTAATCATAGAGGGAGAAGCACAAGAAATACCAGAAAGGATAACTAATGAAACCTAAATTTGTATCTGGTCCTCCAGGAACAGGTAAGACACATATTTTTTTAACAAAAAAATATCAAGAACTTTTACAACAATATGATCCTGAAAGAATAATTATGTTGTCTCATACTAAAGTAGCTGCAGAAGAATTAAAGGATGCCATATTAGATCTACCAGAAATAAAAGAAAAAGGTCTAAAGAAAAAATTCTTTAAGTATAAAATTTGTACAATACATGCTTTTTGTAGAAGTAAATTGTTAAAAAAAGAATTAGTAGATTACGCTGATTATCTTAATTTGTGCAGATTAAACTCTGGGTTTAAACGTCAGAGAGTCACTCAATCAGAATTTGAAAATGATAAACATAAGTTTTTTAAATTTCTAACTGATGCTTTTGGAACTGGTAAAACAATAAAAGAATATTGGTATACACTAAAAGCTACTAGTTCTGGTTATTACCCTTACAATAATTATACAATTCTTAGTGAGATGAAAGATGTGTATGATGAATATAAAAGAACAAATCAAGTTTGTGATTATGATGACATGATACACGAGTTTAATCAACACGCTGTTGCTCCTGATATTGATGTTTTAATTGTAGATGAAGCTCAAGATAGTAATGTTCCACAACTTAAAGCTTTGCAAAAAATGTCTACACATGTAAAAGAATATTACATGGTGGGAGATGCAGATCAAACCATATTTGAGTTTGCAGGAGCGGATGCAGAATATTTTCATGAACTTTCTAAAGATGCTCAACAATTAGAGCAAGGTTTAAGATGTGGGCAAACAATAAATAAATTATGTAAAGAAATAATAAAACCAATATGGGATCACTATGGTTATAGTCGTATATGGAAACCTGTTGAAGATATCATTGGTAACAGTTATTATTTACCAAGTTTAACTACAAACTGTTCAGCTATGGAAATTTTGTTAGATAAAATAAAAAATACAAAAGAAACTTTTTTATTTACTTACAGAGGCACACCTTCTGGTAAATGGGTTAGATCTTTTTTATTATACCACGGTTTAGAATTTGCACACGTTGGTCTTAACCCTTACGTTTCTAAAAAAGAAATAAGATGTCATAAATATTGGCCAGACTTTGTAAAAGGAGTTCCAATGTCTTTAAAACAAATAAAAGAGTTTTGGTATTATATGGGTTCTAAGGTAATAGTAAAAGGTAAAGGAGAAGCTACATTCGAAGACTGGATAAATAAAGACTATACTATTTTTGAGTTAATAAATAAAAATTATTTAAAACCTGAAAGTGTTGACTTTGTAGATTTTTATCACACCAGAATAAAATCAAAAACAGATATAGAAAAAATTAAATATATCAATAATTTAATAAGGCAAGGGGTGGATACTGAAGGAGAAACAAGAATTCATTATGCAAACATTCATACAGTAAAAGGTTTAACTTACGATAACGTGATTGTTGATTTAACTTGCACTAGACCAGAGGATTATTTTACTCAACTACGTTTAAAGTATGTAGCTTATAGTAGGGGTAGAATAGATTGTTGGACAATTGCATCACAAGATAGATATACATTAGGAGAAAAACATGACACACAAAGACGATTTTAAAGGAGTAACATACGATTCGTTAGAGAAGCAGGTAGGAGGAAAACATTATAAAACTTTTCGTATACAGCCCGCAGAATTTATCAATGAAAATAAACTCTTGTTTGCGGAGGGGAATGCTATAAAATACATTTGCAGACACTCTGTAAAGGGAAAGGAAGAAGATATTAAGAAAGCAATACACTACTTAGAAATGATATTGGAGAGAGATTATAATGTGTAACACACCAGAAGATTTAAATCTTAATGGAGTTGATACTGTAGCTGTTGATATAGAGACCTATGACCCTAATCTTAAATCAAAAGGATTGGGTGCGATACGAGGTGATGGTTTTATATGTGGCATAGCTGTTGCTACAATAAATGACATAGCTTATTTTCCATTAAGACACGCAGATACTGACCTGTCATTAGATAAACAATTAAAAGTATGGGAAGTTTTAAATGAAAAAATTTTTCAAAATGATAAAATTACAAAAGTATTTCATAACGCAATGTATGATGTGTGTTGGATAAGAGCTGTAACAGGCAAAATGATAAAAGGTAGAATTGTTGACACTATGATAGCCGCATCCATCATCGATGAAAATAGATTTAGATATACCTTAGACTCATTGTCAAAAGATTATTTACAAGATGAAAAATACAAATACGATCTACAAGAAAAAACTTTGAAGTGGTCAGGCGGTACAGTCAAGGACCCGATGACTAACATGCACAGGTTACCCGCTTCTATTGTAAAAGAATATGCAAAACAAGATGTTAGCTTAACTTTAAGATTATGGAATTTATTTAATAAAAAATTAGACGAAGTATTATATATCAAACCAGAGGACAATAGTAAAAAAACTTGCAGAAAAATTTTTGAATTAGAAACTAAATTATTTCCTTGTCTAGTTGACATGAAATTTAAAGGAGTTAGGATAGATGTCCAAAAAGCTAAACGGTTAGGAAAGTTCTTCGAGGAACGTAGAGATAAATTACTTAACATAATAAAAAAAGATACAGGTGTTGATGTTCAAATATGGGCAGCAGCATCTATAAAAAAATTATTAGAGAATCAAAAAATTACTGACTACAAAACAACACCCAAGTCAGAGATGCCACAGCTTCCAAAAGATTTTTTAAAGACACACAAAAATAGATATTTAAGATTTGTTGCAAAAGCTAGAGAGTATGACAAAGCTAAAAATACTTTTGTAGATGGTTTACTAGATTTCGTTCACAACGAAAGAATACATGCAGATATAAATCAAATTAGATCAGAGAAAGGTGGCACAGTTACTGGTAGATTTAGTATGTCAAATCCTAATCTACAACAGATTCCGTCTAAAGGTTTTATAGGTAAGAAGATGAGAGAGTTATTCATACCAGAGGTTGGGTGTGAGTGGGGTAGCTTTGACTATTCACAACAGGAACCACGAATTGTTGTGCACTATGCATTAAAAATTAATTTACCTGGCACTGATAATTTAAAAAAAGAATTTGACAAAGATGATGCTGACTTTCATCAAATTGTTGCAGACATGGCTAAAATACCAAGAAAACAAGCAAAAGTTATTAATTTAGGGCTATTTTACGGCATGGGTAAGATAAAATTACAAAAAGAATTAAGCCTGGATGAAAAAAAAGCTACAAAATTATTTCAAAATTACCATGCGCAGGTGCCTTTTGTCAGAGATTTATCACAAAGACTATCAAAGTTTGCTGGTCAAAATGGTCTACTATTTACACTAGGAGATAGATTCTGTCGTTTTGATAAATGGGAGACAAGAGATAAAGAATGGGATCCAAAGATAAATAGATTTACTGAAGTTGAATTACATGCAACTAAAGAAAAAGCTATAGATGCTTACAGATTAGATCAAATGGAAAAATATGGAAAGTATATAGATCCTGATTGCGAGCATTTTGAAAAACATTATGCTAGGGCTTTCACATACAAAGCTTTAAACAGATTGATACAAGGTTCAGCAGCGGACATGACGAAGAAAGCCATGGTAGACTTGTATGAGAAAGGCATAGTGCCACACATACAAATACACGATGAGCTTTGTGTATCAATTAGAAACAAAGAAGAAAGGAACACGGTTCACGGAGCAATGGAAAATACAATTGCTTTAAATATAAAAAATAAAGTGGACTATGAATCTGGACCAAATTGGGGTACAATGAAGTGAGGAATAATTATGGCTTACTTAAATGCAAACATACCTGTGGAATATGCACAGATAAGAAGAGAATATTTATATGATCTTAAAAAACATCATGGAG